CAATGAAACGTGGAGTAGTTCCTGTAATAATGAACGGGTTGATTGTTGATGGTGTGATAGTCAGTTGCGTATCCGTACTACCAATAAACACTGCACGAACATCGTCAAACTTTCTTAAGCCTGTCATGGTAGCAGTAACAACCCCATCTGTACCGTCTAACGTACGTTGATACCATTCCATATAGCCGCCCCACCATAATTGGTCGAACACCATATCGAACGTGGTAATGAGTTTTTGTGCAATCAAATCTTCTGCATAACGTTGAACCCCGGCACCCGCAACTTGGGCGAGTTCATCGATGGTATCTTGAATAAGGTCAGAGAACGTTGTCATAATATCCTCTTAACACAGGGAGCAGAAGGGGAGAATTCCGCTCCCTGCTCAGATGATTACCAACTGTTCATAACAATGTCCGGTTGGTCCTCACCGTATCCATAGTAGCCACGGTGGTTCATATAGAATAGTCCGCTCTCGTTAGGAGTACGAACGCTTATTCCTCTCCCTAGAGCGATACCGGCCCAAAACTCGACACATGCTCTGTATTGTTCTAGTGTATGGACGATACCCGTTTTTGGGTCCATATACTCAAAGTCCATACCAAAAAGATCAATCCGCTTAACGCCGATAGCAATGGCATAAGCAAGTGCATAAGGCACTGTGTTCATAAAGTAGGTATCTGCTATCGGAATATTAATCTCAGTAACAACTTCTTGCAGAGGGAACTCAATGCCAGTAGGCCATTTGGAGTCGTTAATAGTCGTATAGATCGGTATCGTAGCCTTAAGAAGACTTCTTCGCCAAGATAACAAGCCTTGGAGAAGTTCTGCATCTTCTACATTGATTTTATACTCTGCTTCGGTATCCATAACAAACAATCGATCCAACTTGGCCCAATTGTATGTTTGATTAATTCCCCAAACTTCTTGAGGAAATGAATGAAAGTATGTCGAAGTCTGCATAGCTCGTAAGAAGACTTCAGCAGTCCGTCCCATTGCAACGATAGAGATATGATCAGGATACGTTTCCGCAAAATCATATGCCTTCGGGACGGACTGCTTAGTTGTCTTAACCATTCCTTATCTCCCCATCAAGAATGGTAAGGGGATTGCACCCCTTACGCGTAGAATTGGCTAATGCCGTGCAGGTTGTCAGGATCGACAAACAGTTGCACTTTATGGTTAATCGTACCATCAGCATTAGTGGCAGTGTAAGTTCCGCGAGTATCAGCAGTAGTAGCTGTTTGCGTAGTCACACCCGGAGCCGTAAAGGTTCCGTTACCCGTAACAGCGACGTTATCGGCAAGAACTTTACCGATAGCCCGTGTCTTATAAGGCAGACCGAGCTTCGTCGAGATACCCATTCCCCAAGTCAAATCAGTGGAAGAGAATGCAGCACCAGCGTTAGGGGTAATCGAGTCAAGGAACTTAAAGGCTTTCTTGCCTACGACTTGGTTAGTTCCGGTAAAGCCAATGGTTTCTGTCATTGCCGCACCGAGATAGTCACGACCCTTAACAGTAAGAGTACGTGCGTTAGTTACAGTACCCACTGCACTGATTGCTAGACACGCACCATAAGGATAGTCGCTGTCAACCAAGATACCATCGGTCAACGTGAACGATGTGATGTCAGTTGTCGTTCCTGTCGTAGAGACAAGATGTTGTGCGCTAATGACATTAGTGACAGACAACGCCGGGGGTGAACCCAGGTTGGCGAAGTAGTCACCATCGTTAAGATCAGCCGAGTAGTGCATACCCGTGACATGCTGATCGATTTTACGCGGGAAGTAGCTGGGTTCAACCATTAGGTTTCATCCCTTTCATCTACAGGTGCCTTGGGTGTACGTTTACGAGGCGAACCAGTAGTTACCGAAGCAACATGCTGTTTAAGTGACATGGTTTGTGGAGGCTCAAACGGTTCTCCAGTGTTCATGTCAATCAATCTCACATCGTTCGTAAGACCCATTTCTTCAAGATCAGCCGCGTTGCGGACTCTAATCGAGTGACCTTGCGGGAAGTAGACCATATAACCAGCAGGTTCCTTAACCATCTTCTCACTACGCTGGCTTACACCATCCTTGTCGTTTGAATAGTCAATGACCATTCGTTCGACTTCCCCTTCTAGTTCCTCAATTTCCCAACAGGGCTTAATATCTTGATCTGCCATGTGTTATCTCCCCATACATGACTGAATTAAGCGGTGTTCAGAACTACAGCATGAGTACGATAGTTCTTCCAGTTACACCACTGACCTTGCCACACAACACGGCGACCGGCAGCATCGATGTTCCAAGGAGCAACGAGCTTTTTGATCTTCATGTTAACATGCCGCATCATATGCAAGCGAAGGAACTTACTGTTGATGAAATAGCACTTGTTAACAGGACAATCTTCGTCGTACATCATCGGCGTGTTCTGATGCTTGACCCCGGCGAAACCAAGGTCCATCATCTTCTTACCCGATTTAGTAGCGTCGAGGTTGATGACGACTTTGCCGCGAACCGCAGCGCGATAGAGACGATAGATGTTGCGACCACACAAGATAACATCGGGCTTGTTGCCTTTAAGTGTCAAGTCCATAAGAATGTCATCAAAGGCTTCTTCGATGTTTGTCGCATCAAGTCCACCCGCGAAGTCATAGGAGGATGAACGCCATTGAGTTTCGGTAGCACGGTCAATGCCACCAAGCGTTCCAGTAGTCGGATCGTCAGGAATAAGCGAAGGAAGGCCCAACGGATCAGTACCGCCACCAGTGGCGTAAAGATAACCGGAGAACTTCTCCTGAATACTTTCTTCCAACACTGACATCTTAGCTTTCATTAGCTTAAAGATGGCAGCGCGACCCTTGTTTTCGTCTTCTTCTTGATCAGAAATGATCACCGTACCAGCAACACGCGACCAAGTGTACGTTACCGTACTGAACTCGTCCGTCTGTGCAACGGGAACTGATTGATAATAACTGTAAGAAGCGACATTAGGGTTGCGACCGAGAGTAAGAGGATTGGTGATGTTATAACCACCATCTTCATACTCAACTCGCTTATTCGCAAAAGCCCAAGCAACAAGAGCATTAGACTTAATGGAAGCGAAAATGAGTTTCTTTCGGCTGCGCTCCAACGTCGAATGGAGGACAGTTTCAATTGTCATTTAGTCAAACTCCTACAGAGATTGATCGTTTGCGACAACATCACCAATGATGTCATCCCATTCATCACTCTCACCTGCCATGTTCTCGACATGAGGAACAATATCGCCACTTTGCGGATTGCCCCTACCAGTCGGAAGGTTAGCAGGGTTCGGCGTATTCACATTAGGAGCAGCACCCGTGTTAGGCGTCTTAAACGCACTAAGCGGTTTGTCCCAAGGTAAACTCTTCTCATAGTAATAGTTTCTGAGAGTTAAATACGCTTCATCTAACGACATAGGCTGACCAGCTTCTTGTCGTTGCTGTAGAAGGTGGGCTAACGAGTCCTCGTGAATTCGTGCGTCAGGCTTCGCAGTCATAAAGTTGTTGTACGTAGTCTCTGCATCGGCTCTAGCGCGAGTAACATGATCAGACTGTTGGAAACGCTCAACTAACGGGCGCAACTGTTCTTGGATTGCGGTAGTAATAGCGCCTACATTCACTCCGCCCAAGTCTTCTATATTATGCCCCTTAGACTGTAGTTCTGTCAAGAGGTTTTTAACTGTTTCGATTGGATTACGCTTAAGGCCGTCGATCAGTTGCGCCCCTACCGCGACTTCGCCGGGGTTCAATCCTAATTGTGACCCAATGCCGTTAGCGCGTTCGTACGTATCGACCTGTTGCTTAAGGTTACGGTTCTCACCTTCAAGCTGAACGGCACGACTAACTGCGTTACGTTCGTAGATACGTCGTTCTGCACCACCACGCGCAACCATGTTACCTAGATGATCAACTAAGTCTTGGGGACCACCAGCGTCTTGATCTTGCCCTTGCGATTGTGCATTAGGGTCAACTTGAGTGCTTTGAGCAGCATTAGACTGCTCGGCTGGCTCTTGACCTTTGACCGTCTTAGCCGCTGCCCCATCGACATCTTCCGCAATTTGAGCTTCATCGCCTGTTGCTCCTATTGCTTCTTCGATAGCTTCCATAATGGGATCGACTTCGGCCTCTTCATTCTCAGTAGCTACTGTATGATCTGCCATGTTATATATCTCCCCTAACTTGGCTGTTGACTCATACGTTCTTGAATACGCTGACGCGCAACGTTTTCAGGAACACCCTTAGCAACGGCTTCTTGGACCATAACTTCGACTTCGTTACCGCCACCGCCGCCGCCTTCTCCACCCGGACCACCGGGGGATGCTTGTTGTTGCTGGAAGATAGACTGTTCAAGTTCTTCCCAATCCTCCTTAGTCATAACAATCTCGTCGAACGCTTGTGAGAAGATTTTCAACAAGACTTTAATGACAGGACCAGGAGCCGTACTAGCAAACTGTCCTAACACCTGACCAACTTCAAGTGCCTCTTTCTTCTTGGACTGACTAGTAGGCTTAACAGTCGAACCACCTGCAACACTAATAGAGAAACCGTTTTGAATTTCCTCACGAGACATGTTAACCCAACCAGCAGCGAACTCTTGACCAATAAGGGCTTCAACTTGTTCAGGCTTCATATACATAAGGCATAACTGTGCAATACCTGTAAGAACATCAGCAGTCCACTCTTCGATTGCATCAGTCTTATCGTCCGTACGCACCTTAGATGCATTACCATAAGACGCAACAGCATCGTTAGTCGTGTTAGTCTTGAACTCTTGTCCTCTCATAACGTTATCAAC